GCCGCGGCCGAATGCAATGGGAAGCATGCCCGCGACAATCGAGATTGTCGTCATTAAGATCGGTCGTAGCCGGACATGGCTTGCGACCACCAGCGCTTCGTGCCGCTCCATGCCCTGATCTCGCAAAGTATTGGTGTAGTCCACCTGAAGAATCGAATTCTTCTTAACGATTCCGAACAGCATCAGCATGCCGATCGCGCTATACACGTTGATGGTCATGCCGAAGATCATCAGTATCAAAAGGCCTGCGGGCAGGCTTAGCGGCAGCGACGTCATAATCGTGAATGGATGAACGAAGCTGTTGAACTGCGATGCGAGAACCATGTAGATGAACACAACAGCCAGCAGGACCGCGATTGCGAAGTCGTTCGAGGCCTGCGCCAGCTGGCGTGCGCTTCCACTGAACACCAGCGCGTACCCTGGCTTCATGTTCAGTTCGCCAACCTTTTCGCGAACCGCAGCAACGGCATCAGGCCGACCTTGTCAGCGATGGCGAACTCTTCGCCCAGGAAGTCGATCGACCGTGTCATCAGGTACCGGCCCGGACAATACCAGCGGAGTACACCGTGAACGGCTGCGCCGACGACGGGAATTCGAACTGGAACGTACACGCGATCTTCGCGTACTCGGGAGCCTTCGCGAACGCCGATTCCATCTCGCCGCCCTGGATGCATTGCCGCATGACGATCCGCACGGTGTTGTCGAGCGACTCCCAGCCGATCATGGCGCGGACTTCCTGCCCCGGTGCGGGCGGTTCGTACTTGCTGAGCGTCGTGGCGCCCGTGCCAGACACGACGGACACAGCGCCACCGTTGAGTGCTCTCTTCAGGTTCTGCAGTGTCCAGTCCGCGAGCGCGAACGACATGGAACCGCTTCGCTCGGTCGTCGCGTACTTGATCGGATCGAAGAACTCGGCGACGCGAACGGCTTCGATCTCGGAGCTGTAGTTGAACGTCGATCCCTCTTCGGTTGCACCGAGAGAGATCCACGCCACCGGCCAGGAGTCGGTGAACTTCGAGCCGGTGACCGTGTTCGTCGGCTCAGCAGTCAGCAGCGGAGCCCAGAACAGGTAGCCGGGGTCCTGCAACAGGTTCGGTACAGCAGTGGTCGGCATGAGCGGACCCTTCCTTCAGAGTGTGCGCAGCTCAGCGGCGGCGGTTGGTGTAGCGGTCGGAGGCCGGCCTCAGATGTGGTCGCGCCGGAGTGTCTGCAGTGCCGAATTCCACGTAGGGGCCGTAGAAGGCGCGGTGATTCCAGCCGACGTGGTATTCCACGGTGCGCCCGTTGTTGACCTTCTCGACCACGATGTTTCGGGCCAAGTTGCCGGTGCGCTTCGGTGCGAGACGGGCAGCTTCGCGGCGGATCGCCTCGGCCATCCGCTTGCTGGTGGTGTCGACTTCCAGGCCGGTCTCGACGGCTTCCATCGCGGCGCGGTCGAAGCTGCCAGGGTCGACACGCACGGCTCAGACCTTGTCGACCCAGGACTCGGTCTTCGAGCCGTCGCCGGTCGGCATCTTGTCGTAGCCGTGCGCTTCGACGTTCGACACCGGGACCGGGTCGCCGGTGTTGTACGCGAGCGCGCCGTCAGGCGTAGCGATCGGGCGATTCGCGACGTAGGTGCTGTACTCCTTGCGCTGCGCCTCAAGGTCTTCCGCGACCGGCTCAGACAGCGCCTCAGCGATCTTCGGATCGGTACTCTTACTGGTCACGGTGAGTGTCCTTACGTGAGTTCTACCAGCAGGTCCACGACGAACCTGGCTCGGCTCGTCTCCGTGTCCGGGCTCGGAATCGCCAGCCCAGCAACGGCATTGGAGATCGTGGCCCCCGACCACGACCCCTTCAGGTCACGCGCGACCGACCGCACGACGGCGACAATCGCCTTCGCGTCAATCACCTGTTGTGTCGACCCGCCAGCGCCCCACACGTCACACTGGACGCGAGCTGTCAACGTCTCGGGCCGCAGCTCGTCGTCGTCGATCAGCGTCAACACCAGCAGCGGATACGTCGGTCCCGACGGGATGGCGTAATAGATGCGCTGGGCAACCAGTGCGGTGAGGGACGGCTGCGCGACGAGCGCGGTCCGGACCGCGACGACAGGGTCATGGATGACCGGTGTCGGCATCGCTAGCCTCCTGTCACGAGGAAGGCGAACACCTCGATGTGGTGAGGCCGGCCTCGGTGTCGGTGGTCTTCCGGTGCACCGTCCACCCAGTAGTCGACGCCGAGGAACCGGAGCCGGTCGTTCGATTGCACGTCGGCGTTCGGCGGCAGGAACGCTTTGTGGGTCGACTGCACGCGCTCCTGGCCGACGATGTCTTCGGCGGACGCGATCGGCTGGAACTCGCCCTGATATTCGGTCTTCACTAGCGACGACTCGGGCACCGTCCAGTCCGGTTCGACTGCGCCGTCCGGGCCGGTCGACGTCGGCGCGCGGACGACGGTGACGAAGTCGCGGTAACGCACTACGCCGCCAGCGGTGCAAGCGACACCGTCAACGTGGACAGCGTCAGCGTGTCGCCCGTGTTCAGCGTCTTGGACGTGGTCAGCGCCACGCTGTAATAGAACGTGCCCGAGGTGGACGCGCCCCACAGTGAAATGTGGGTGACTACTTCGCCGTTCGTCCCGGCCCAGTTGGTCCACTGCGTTGTACCGGTGAGCGATTGCGAACCGGACGCGGCAGCAGCGAAGTTTACCGCCTGTCGTGTCGTCGTACTGGATACGGCGGTCGTACCGGACGCGCCGGGGTCGGCGGTGTGGAGCTGCGCGAACATGGTTGTCACGCCGGTAAAGGTCGCTGCCGACGTGCCACGGAGGCAGTTCAACCAAGCGTTGGCGGTGTTCACCGTGCTGAATCCGACGGTCATTGGTCGTCCTCTTCGGTTGCGTCGTCGTCGTGCTCTGCTGGGATGTCTGCCGCCTTCGTGACCTCGGCTGAGGCGGTCACAGTGATGACGGCGAGCACCGTGGGCTCAGGCATGAGCTGCCTCCTCATCTCGGCGTCGTGCCGGTGTACGGGCGGATCGTTCGTCCCTGGCGGGGTCGCGTTGACGTGCCGACGTTCGGGCGGATCGTCCGCCCGTTGGTCGGCCTGACAGTGATGCCGTCATCTGGTCGCGGGGTGATCGACGCCTGCGCCTTGATCGATGCGACGAGCGTCCCGGTGCCGACGAGCTGAGCTGTCGCGCTCGTGCTGACCACGCAGGTCGCTGTCAAGTTGCCGACAGCAACGAGGCCGGCCTGTGTCGTGGTTCGCACCGTGGCGGAGCTGGACGCAGCACCAGTGACCAGCAGCTCCGCCACGGCGGTTCGGGTGGGGACGGCAGCAGCGACGAGCGAGCCGGTGCCGGTCCGTGTCGCATCGGCCGTCTTGCTCGAGGTCGCGTCTGCGCTGCGCGTGCCGGTGCCTGCCAGCGTGGCGTCGATCGTCGTCCCCGCGCCGGTCGACGCCGACGCGCTGAGCGTCGCTGTAAGCGCTTGGGAGCCTGCGACTGTCTTGCTGCTCGCTGCTGTCGCGTTCGTCGTCCCAGAGCCAGCCTGGGACGCGCTAGCGACTGCTACGCGTGCAGCAGTCGCTGTCAGCGCGCCAGAACCGGCGAGGTTCGCCGTGGCGGGCTTGTCGCTCGTGCCTGACGCGACGAGCGAGCCGGTGCCGGTCAGCGTGGCACCCGTGGACTTGCTGGTCGCTCCTACGGCGGTCAGGGTCCCTGTACCGGCCAGCGAGCCGGAGGCCGGCCTGCTAACTGTCGTCGTCGCTGTCAGCGTGCCGGTGCCGGACAGCGCAGCGTCAGCAGAGCCGGTCGCAGCCGTCGAGCCGGTCGCCTGCAGGGTCCCTGTTCCGGACAGGGCACCGTCGACGGTCTTCGCTGACGCAGCAGCGACCCCCAGGATCCCCGCACCGGACAAGGCACCATCTACCGGCTTCGCGCTCGTCGCTGCACCGGTCAGGGCCGCTGTACCGGACAGGGTGCCATCTACCGGCTTCGTCGTCGCAGCGGCAGCCGTCAGGGTCCCTGTACCGGACAGGGCACCGGTTACGATCTTCGCTGACGCAGCAGCTCCGGTCAGGGTTCCTGTACCGGGCAGGGCACCATCTACCGGCTTCGTCGTCGCAGCAGTACCCGTCAGGGTCCCGGTACCGGACAGGGCGCCGTCGATGTTCTTCGCGGCAGTCGTGACCGTCGCAGTCGCCTGCAGGGTCCCGGTGCCGGACAACGTCGCAGCAGCAGAGCTAGTGGTGAAGACCGACGCCGTCAGAGTGCCGGTGCCGGTCAGCGCTGCCGCAGCAGAGCTGCTGGTGAAGACCGACGCCGTCAGAGTGCCGGTGCCGGACCGCGCTGCCGCAGCAGAGCTGCTGGTGAAGACCGACGCCGTCAGCGTGCCGGTGCCGGACAGCGCAGCATCGGCAGTCTGGCTCCCACCACCCGCAGCGGGTTCGGGCAGCAGCTCCACCAAGGTCGCGACGTTCTCGGTGCTGGACACGGCAGCAGTCGCGCCGCTCGCCGTGTAGTTGCCTGCCGAGACGTTGTCTCGCTCGGCAGCGATCGCCGCGTCGGGGTTCTGTACTTCGGTCCATCCGGTCGGTGGAAGGTGCGTCGTCGTCGTGCCGGTGATGCATCCCCAGTCCAGCGCGCTGCCGACCGGCACGGTGTTCAGCGATGTGGTCGGAAGCGTCGACGTAGATGCGTTACCGGCTCCGTTGATCCGCAGCGTAGTCAGGTCAAGGTCGCGGTCTACGCCCCGGTACAGGACTGCGATACCGGCCTGCCACATCGAGCCGGTCCAGGAGAAGGCGTAGTTTCCGCTGTCCGGGGCAGACAGCCGCTTGACGAACGTGTCAACCTTCTGGTTGCCCTGGGCAAACTGTGTCAGCTTCGTAAACCCAGCCGGTGACGTGATCGCCGGGTTCACCGACTCCCACCGACCGATCCGGACGACGACCACATCCATGGTTGTCGAACCAGCCGGGACCGGAACGTTGATCGACGACGCGAACGCTGAGGCCGGCCCTGCTGACGAAGCGACATAGACTACGGTGCCGGTTGGTGCCGGGGGCAACGGACCGATGGCTTCGGTGAACGCGAATCGAGCAGACCCCTGTGACGCGGTCGGCCCGTTGACCCAGAATTCACCGCGCCCACCGGACTGCATCGTTCCGACGCCGCCTTGGTCGGTGGCGTCGTCAATCCATAGGGTGATCCGCAGCCGGTCGCCGTCGACCAGTGTCGTGTCGGTGACGTTCGCAGCCTGGAGGGTGATGATGTCTTGTGAGCCCGAGGCGGTAGTGCCCATTTCGCCCGCACCGTGGTTGACCGTCTCGGCCACGATGGTCGACAGGACCGCTCCGGTCCCGTCGCAGCGCTCGATGCGGACACTGGGGGCAACGTTGTTCGCGGTCGCGTTTTCCCGGTTCCACATCGTGCAGACGATCTGACCGGCGATCGTGACAGCGCCGAGCGGCTCGCTGTAGAACGCCACGACGGTGCCGTCTGTACCGGCTGCGCCGTCGGTCATCTGCAACGGAGCTGTTGCCCCTAGCACCGAGTTTTTGTTCAGGTGAGTCGCGGACGCGCCAGCAGCGAACGCCGCTTTCCACTTGGTGCCGGATCCGGCAGTGACCGCAGCGTCGGCGGCAGCGGAGGTCAGGAACAGATCGGTCACCGCAACCTCCCAGGGTCAGCAGTGACTAGCAGCGCTGCGCCGGATCTGGCCACGGGTAGGGCAGAGGGAAGCCGCTCCCCTGAGGCCGGCCACTGGTCTGCCCGCCTGGACCGATCGCCCATTCGTGCAAGCCCTTCAGCTCCGCGCCGGTCAGATAGACGCCGTTCATCTCGGGCGGCACGTTGAACACGGCAGTCGTGGAACCGACCGTGTCCTGTTTCAGCCCCTCGGGGTTGACGTATGCACGACCTGCCGCCGCGAGAGCTACAGCCTTCGCGACGGTAGGCCACGGGTCTTGCGCGCCGATCTCAGCGGTGACGAGCCCCTGCGCGAGGTCGAGCAGGAGCAGGTTCGCTGTCGCCGTGTCCAGGTCGCACTGCAGGAACGACGCGAACTCTTCGACTGTTGCAATATCCGGCATGAGCGCTCCTGTCGATGGAGACCCACCCCCCGAGCCCGCAGCGCGGAGGTCCCTTCCCGGATTCAGGGGGTGGGGGATCAGCTAGAACGCTTCGACTTGGCGGCAGTCGACTTCGCGTCCGGCTCGGGAGCGTCTTCGACTTCTGCCAGGAACCCCTCCTGTACAAGGCGTTCCACGTCTTTCGGGTCAGCGTCTTCCGGTACCGGCTGACCGTCGTAGAGATGCACCATCGTCCCGTTGCCCATGCGGACGATCGCGAGCGGTCCTGCGACTGCGTAGCCCATCAGATTGCCGTGATCTTCCAGGCCGACGCGGGCTCGACTACGACCGGCACGGTGACGCGACGGCAGCGCAGCCGCCACTCATCGGTCTTGTCTTCGCGCATCGTCTTGACCTGCACGCCGACACCGCCAGCTGACACGTAGCCGGGTCCACCCAGATCCTCGTCGGCCATGCCGCCGAGCTGGGCCGAGTCGAGCACGAACGCCGTATTGGCGACCGGCGTGTTCGGCGTCGCGAGCCATCGCATGCCGAGCACGGTCGGGAAGTCACCGGTCAGGGCAGGGTTGGCAGCGGTCGTCTCGCGCGGAACGAACCCGGCCGCGACGAAGGCGATCATCGCCAGCATCCAGTTCACGTCGTCCACGACGACCGTGTCCGGCACGTAGCCTTCGTTGATCGCCAGGATGTTGGCCTTCGCGAGACCGACGTCTTTCAGGATCTGCGCGGCCGTCGCGACGGACCAGTCCGCAGCCGCAGGCGTGTTCTGCGTGACGGCAGAACCGATCGCAGCCATCGCGACGCTGTCCACGTACTTGACGTTCTGGTTGGCCATCTTCGTCAGCGCGCGGTTCACAGGATCCATCTGCCGACGTGCGATCGACACGTCGGTCACGAGCGCGTCCTGACCCCAGTTGACGGTCTTCGCAAGCGAGGCCGGCCCGGTGGTCGGGTTGACGAGCGGGTACTCGGCACCTGCTCCGACAGCTCGCGGGTTCTCGCCGGAGTAGATCGACTCGCCGGTCTCATAGACGATCGACCCGGAGCCGGTCGCGGAGTACCGACCGGTGAGCAGAGCGTCCGCGATGTAACGCTGTTCGAGCAGCGTCCTGAGTCGTCGCGCGATGAGAGTCGGGTTGTTGAGGAACCGACTGATGGTGAGGTTGTCACCGCTGATCGTCGGAGCAGCGGGAGGGTAGGTGTACGGCATGTCTAGATCTCCTTCTACCGCTGCATAAGGACTTCGACGAGGTCGCCGTCAACGGACGCAGCAGTGAGCGCCACGCCGACGAGCTGACCGAACGTGCCAGCACCGATCGGGCCGACTTTGCCGGTAGCGGTGCAGGCAAGGTTGTCTCCGGCAACAATCGCCGTGGAGGCGGTGAGTCGCTGGACGCCTCCGGTGTGGATCGTCACCTGGTCGCCGACGTTGGCGTCCCAAGCAGCCACGCCGCAGAACTTCACCGACGCAGCTCCAGCAGGGCCGACGGTTCCAGCACCGTTGACCTCGACGAGCCGACCGCCGACGACAGCGGACGTAGCGACCTGGCGGGTGTACGCCTCACCAGGCTTGAACAGCGGAACGTAATCGGCCATGGCCTAGGCCCCCTTCGGGAACAACGCGTTGTAAACGGCCTCGTCGTCGCTCTCGGACACATCGGACAGCGAGCCGGTGTAACCCTTCGGACCGTCGACGGGAATGAGTCCCTTCGCGAGCGATGCCAGCTCGGTCTCCGAGCCGGGGTCCTTCGTCAGCTTCGCCAGCCAGTCCTTCTTGCGTGCCGGTGAGATCCGGCCTTCGCGTACGGCTTCGTTGACGATCGTTTCGCGATGCTGCGCCTGCTGAGCTTCGAACGCTCGACGGCCGGCCTCAGCGTCGCGGCGCAGCTCGGCAAGAACCTCAGCCGAGATGGTCTCCAGCTTCGGATCGCTCGTCGGGTCGCCCGCATCGGGTACGCCTTCGATCTCGTCGTCCTCGTCGTCGTCAGGATCGTTGCTGACGGCATCCAGTTCCTGGGTGTCGTCGTCGCTGTTGTCGGGGAGTGCAGCCAGGATCGAAGCTTCGTCGGCGTCGGCGCTGAGACCGAGCCGCTGGCGCACGAGGGCCAGGGTGTCCGGCATGACGGAACCTTCCTTCGGTGTGTGATCGTCCGGCTCTGCCGGAAGGTAGGGAGCCGGTGCCTCCGCACGTCCGGCGTACGCGTACAGGCCAAGGTTGAATTTCGCTTTGGCTTTATCGCTGGCGGTCTGCGCCTGCTCGACGCGGTCCGCGAGGCCGGCCTTGACAGCTTCCTTGTCGGAGTACCAGGTCTCGGCCTTCATCGCTTCGCGCCAGTCGGCTACTGAGCCGCCCGCCTTGTCGGCGTACGCCGAAGCGAGGTTGTTGGAGATGCGTGACAGGTCGTCGCTCATCTTGTCCATCACGGTGCTGTTGCCGATGGCAACGCCCCACGCGTCGTGAATCATCATCTCGGAGTTGCGCGCCATGACCAGCTCGTCGCCGCCCATCGCGACGACGGACGCAGCCGACGCAGCGAGACCGTCGATATAGACGATGGTGTGCGCGTCGTGGCGACGAAGACTGTTCAGCATCGCGACGGCTTCGAACACGTCACCGCCCGGAGAGTTGATCCGCAGGTGAATCTCCGGAGTGTCGATCGCGTTCAGGTCTTCGGCGAACTGTTTGGCCGAGACGCCGCCGCCGAACCACAAGTCTTCGCCGATCTCGTCGTAGAGCAGGATCTCCGTTACGTCTTTGCTCGTCGCCGCGTTGCGGATGCGGTACTGACCGCGACGGTTCATCAGGCGCGTTGGGGTCAT